GCGGCTATAGCAAAAATATGAACACAGGCGCAGGTTACGGCGCAGGCAACGTGACAGTAACGGTAGTAGATAAAACAAGCGGCCTAATTGAAGTAGTACAAAATGCTGTACAAGAAAATAACAGGTTTGGCAATAACCTTAATTTTGCTGGGGCGCTATGACCCTGCCAGTTATTAACGCTGTTATTAACTTTTCTACTGGCCCTAGCTTTGCTCAGGCTTTGATATTAGATCAAGGCATACTAGGCACCAATATCCTGGCAGATGCAGCTAGCGTAATTGTGGACGTATCAGACGTAGTAGATAGTATTCAGACAAAGCGCGGGCGTAATCCACAGGCTGACCAATTCCAAACTGGCACTCTTACTATGCGTATTGTTGACCAAAATGGAGACTTTAATCCTCAAAACCCTAGCGGCCCGTATTACAACTTATTAACGCCTATGCGTAAAGTACAGATTACGGCTACCTACGGCGCAACTACTTACCCTATTTTTGCTGGCTTTATTACTACCTATACAACTAGCACACCTAAAAATGCCCTTGATGTGGTTTATACAACTATCACAGCTGTAGATGCTTTTAGGCTGGCACAAAATGCACAGATTAGCACGGTAGCGGGCAGCTCAGCGGGTCAGCTCAGCGGTGCAAGAATTAACGCCTTGTTAGATTCTATTGATTGGCCCGCCTCTATGCGTGATGTAGATGCAGGATTAACCACTATGCAGGCAGACCCAGGCACAGCCCGCACAAGCCTTGCGGCTATGCAAACCGTTGAGACTAGCGAATACGGGGCTTTGTATGTAGATGCCGCTGGCTCGTTTGTCTTTCAAGATCGTAGCGTTACGGCTGGCAGTACAGGGGCTACGCCTACAGTATTTAACGATAACGGCACAGATATTAGCTACTTTGATGCGGTGTGGCGCCTTGACGATACCTTAGTTTACAACTCAGCCAGCGTTACCCGCACAGGCGGCACGGCACAAACGGCTATAAACCAGCCCAGCATAGATAAGTATTTTGTGCATAGCTACAACCAGCAAAACCTACTAATGGAAACCGATGCCGTGGCCCTGGATTACGCGCAGGCATACGTTGCATCTAGGGCTGAGACCAGTATCCGTTGCGATGCTATACAGCTAGACCTTTATACCGATAATTACAACTTAGGCATTATTGCAGCGTTAGACCTGGACTACTTTGACCCTGTAACTATTACAACTAACCAGCCTGGCGGATCAACGCTAACTAAGACTTTGCAGGTGTTTGGCGTAGCTATGAGCATTACGCCTAACAGCTGGAAAACAACACTCACCACTTTAGAGCCAATTATTGACGGCTTTATATTAGACTCAACTATATACGGCTTGCTTGACAGCGGCGTATTAAGTTATTAAGGAGCTAGGACTATGGCAGCTGGATTAGGTTTTAAGACCTTTACTACTGGCGAGGTACTTACGGCAGCTGACACTAACGGCTACCTAATGCAAGGCGTTTTAGTGTTTGCCTCAGCGGCAGCACGAGATGCAGCTATAACCTCACCACAAGAGGGCCAATGCTGTTATCTAAAAGACACCGATGCAGTACTCACCTACTCAGGTTCAGCCTGGGTGGGCTTTGACGATAGCAACGCAATTCAAAATAGCATTGTGGATGCTAAAGGCGATTTAGTAGCAGCTAGCGGAGCAGACACACCCGCCCGCCTAGCCGTGGGATCTAACGGCGAGACACTCGTAGCAGATAGTTCCACTTCAACAGGCTTGCGCTATCAGTCAAACTTTGCCGCTGGAAAAAACAAAATCATTAACGGTGATTTTGGTATCTGGCAACGCGGCACAAGTTTTGCTACTGCTGGCGGCTTTCTTGCAGACCGCTACCGCTACGATGCAGATGGTTCAGGCGTAACTCGCGCTCAATCTCAACAAACATTTACACCAGCAACTGCACCAGTTGCAGGCTACGAAGGTCAATACTTTTTGCGTATGAACCAATCAGTCGCAGGAACAGGTGCAACCTACAACTCTTTAGCGCAAGCAATAGAGGATGTTCGCACTTTTGCAGGTCAAACTGTGACAGTATCTTTTTGGGCTAAGGCTGCTGCAACTACAACAATTCCAACAGTCAAGTTGAATCAAAACTTTGGTTCAGGTGGTTCAGGATTAGTTAGCACAACTGTTACAAGTAGCATTTCTGTTACTACTTCGTGGACACGCTTTTCTTATTCTGTTGCAGTGCCAAGCATTTCAGGTAAAACAATTGGTACTTCAAGTTATCTTAATTTGGTAATTGATTTACCGTTGAACGCAACTTTTACTTTAGATTTTTGGGGCGTACAGGTTGAGGCAGGTTCAGTTGCTACCGCTTTCCAGACTGCAACTGGAACAATCCAAGGAGAATTAGCCGCTTGCAGATATTATTTTGAACGCATTTCGCCAAACGCGGCGGGAAACGGTTACTCGGGTGTTGGTCATTATTACACAACAACTCAATGTTACACGGTGCAATATTGGGAACAAAAACGAGTTACTCCCACAACTACTAATTCAAACGCTTCTGGCTTTACTGCTAATAGTGCGGGTGTGAATAGAACAAGCACTGCGACTGCGGCAGACCAAATTACAACTTGGGGAATGGATTATTCCATTACTACTTCTGCCGTAACGCTTGGTGCAAGTGCTATTGTTGGACCAATATTCGGAACCTACATAGATGTGAGTGCGGAACTATGACAATAAAATATGAAGAATACATTTCTGAAATGAGTGGCAATAAACTCATCAAAAGAACAAATGAAGATAACACTATTTCGTTTATTCCTATGGATGAAGCCAACTCTGACTATCAGGCTTATCTAAACAAAGATAAGCCCGTGGAACACTTCACACCAATAGTTACAGATGCAGACTAGCTACAACGGCTGGCCAGCATCTAAGGATCAGGCTGAGATAGGCGTAAAGCCTTTTAAAGTAGAGGGCACAAGCCTTAAAATACGCTGCGCCGATAAGGTAGCGCCTTTGCTTATTAACTTTGCTAAAGAGTTTAACGATTTAATAGAGCCAATAGAAGGCGGCACGTTTGACGATTGGGGCTATGCCTACAGAGACGTAAGAGGTGTGGTAGGCAAACTCAGTAACCACGCAAGCGGCACAGCTATAGACCTCAACGCAACTAAACACCCTTTAGGCAAGGTAGGCACGTTCGATGCAGCTAAGGTACCTATGATCCGTGCCCTGGCTAAAAAGTACGGGCTAACCTGGGGCGGGGATTGGACTAGAAAAGATGAAATGCACTTTGAGATAGCTTTAAACCCTGAAAAGGTCAGGGTTTTAATTACCAAGTTAGGGATAGAAAATGCCAACTAGCGCACAGGTCACAGTAACTACAACAGCTACATTATTGGTAGCAGCCTCAACCTTCGACCAAACCGTATGGCTACATAATCAAGGAGGCGGCGCTGTGTATTTAGGCGATGCTAACGTGACTACATCTAACGGTTACAAGCTAGATAATGGCGATAAAATGCAGTTGCCAGTAGGCGATAATGAGGGCCTTTATGGAGTTACGGCATCATCAAGCCATATTGTAGCTGTGTTAAAACAAGTCAACTAAAGGGCATTTAGGAGCAATACAATGCAAGAGCAACTAAAGGCTGCGGCCTTGTCCTACCTACGTGCAGCTCTATCGTGCGTGGGTGCGCTGTATCTATCAGGTATCACAGACCCTAAAGTACTAGCTAATGCTTTTCTAGCTGGGCTAATCGGGCCAGTACTTAAAGCTGTAGCACCTAATGAAAAGCAACTTGGGATAGGCGCTAAGTAAGTGTCACAAGCCCAGGCATACATAGCGGTAGCGTTGGGGATCGCTACGCTTTCAGGGCTTATGGCTGGGCTTGTGCGCCACCTTGTTAAGTATTACCTATCTGAGTTACGGGATGACGGCAACGGCGGGCATAACCTTAAAGGTAGGGTTGAGCGTATAGAAATCCGCGTGGACAAGATTTACGAACTGTTGCTAGAGGAGAGACTAGCTAAGTAGGGCGTGTCGCGTTGCCTTTTGTCAGTAACTAGGTTCATACTTTAACTACACACGCCGAGAGGGCTACTCGGATAAGTAGCGCTTCGGCCTTAACAAAGGGCGAAAGATGAACAGTTTAGATCTAATAGTGGTAGGTATGGTTTGCCTGTTTATGGGCTTATTTATTTACGCAGCTTATGAAATGGGCTACAAAGTAGGCCTGGGTGAAGGTTACCTACGTGGCCGTAATATCGCTAAGGCGCTAAAAGAAGCTGAGGCCAAGCGATGAGTAATTTCTTAGAAGGATACGAGGATGTCAACGCCCGCATTATTAGGGCACGCGCAGAATATCCGACCCTACGCCTTGTTGCTTATATCGAGGATATAGACATAACAAAAGGTTATATTTTGGTTAAAGCTGAGGCGTACAAAGAGTACGAAGATCACCTACCAAGCGCTGTTGATTATGCTTTAGAGGTGCGTAGCGACAGAGGCGTAAACCTCCATTTTTGGGTAGAAAACTGTGTGACTTCCGCTTATGGAAGAGTTTTAGGCCTGTTAACACCTGGGGGCATAGCGAGAAGTACTAAACAGGATATGGAAAAGGTAGAGGCACTTAGCACTAAAGACGTAGCACCTGTTAGCGATGATTTATGGGCTACTACACCCGTAGCACAGACCATAGAGGCAGTTAAAAATGAGCTAGGCGGCATCTACTTACAAGGCAAACCTGAGTGTAAACACGGCGCCCGCGTTTGGCGTACAGGCACTAGCGCTAAGACAGGCAAAGAGTGGGGCAATTACAGCTGTATAGAAAAGAGCAAGGCAACTCAATGTGATCCCGTTTGGTATATGCAGACATCTACAGGTTGGGCGCCCCAGGTATGAGCGATAGCTACGAGTTAATCAATCTTAAAGAGATGACAGGCAAACTCTTTGTTAACGGTGAGTTAGCAGCTGAGTACAAGGTAGAGCAATGTGATAAATGCGCCCTGGTGGCACAGCTAGATAAGTTTGGCTATCAAAAAAACAGCTTTGAAAACATTATATGGTTTTGCAAAGGCTGCAGATGATAGACACAGAGCAAGAGCTATTTAACTACATCAAAAGCCGTTACTTAGAGGATCTAACTAAGTCATCTGACCAAT